CTTGTAGGCGATGCGCGACTCGATGAAGACGCGGTTGGGGTTGATGGGGCGGCTGCTGAAGTACCGATCCCACACTGGCCACAGCTCAGTGATGGGCAGGCTGGACAGCTCCGCGATCCGTGCGGCCACGGATGCTTGTTTCTCGTTCATCACAACTTCTCCGTTTGATAGGGGGTTGTATGAACGCGCTGGTCGGGCAGGAAGCCAAGGCCAACTTCTCTCTGTTTTGGCGCTTCTGCGACGACGGTACGGACGATGGCGGCCGCAAGGATGGCAGTGATTTCAGCAGCGCGGGCGCTGGCGGTCATCTCCGAGGGAGATGCGAGTTCGATGTGATTCATGACGGCTCCGGGGAATAGCAACTGTCACAAATGATCTATCCGATCTTCCGAAGAGGATGGCAAAGGAGAGCAATCGGCGGTCATTTCTTGCGGCTGCCGTGATTCGCAGATTGCGCGTTAACAAAACAGTTGACGACTGCGATTGCTGCCCTTATGATTGAGTCAATTAACTAATCACGCAACTGGGTCACATCATGGGTTTTGGAACCTACATCAGACAAAAACGGGACGCGAAGGGCATTGCGATGAATGACTTCGCGCGCCAGCTCGACATCTCACCGGCCTACTGGTCGCGCATAGAGCGTGAGATGGAAAAGCCGCCCAAGGACGAACTGATCCGCAAAGCCGCAGAAATTCTTGGTGAGAACCCCGATGAGGCCTTCATCGAAGCCAGTCGCCTCCCGCCGGACATGCGAGAGGACGTGGGCGATATCGTTCGGATGTATCGCAAACGCGCGACGGGAGAGAAATGAATGCCGGAGTTGACTCTCGCCTACCGGTGCTGCGACCGGAAACTCCCTCGCTACATCAAACATTCTGAAGTCGAAGGCATTGCAGTGCTGGCTCGCCAGCAACTGGTTGATGCCAACACCGATGCCATCTCGCTGTCAGTGTTGCGCGACATCAGCAGCCTGAAAATCAACGGCATTCGGTTCGACTTGTGGGTCGACACCGAGCACGCCGTCAACGACGACGAGGGAAACCCGGTACTGGGTGTTTGCGAGTTTGATCCTGCGGCATCAATGGATGCCACAGTACTGTCAGTGTCTCCTGTCAGTGAAACAACAACTGAAGAGCTGGTACTCAGCACTTTTGCCCACGAGCTTGGCCACGCCATTTTTGATGCCCCGAGCTGGATTGCCGCTGCTGCTCAAGGCCCCGGCCTGTTTGACGACCCTTCGGAGCTTGCACGTAAGGCCTACCGAACCGAGACTCGTGACGCCGAGCACTTGGCAAAACAGCCAGAACCAAGCGCAGTCCGTAACAGCGAGCTTGAGCGCAATGTCCATTTTGCCGAGCTGCGCGCCAACGAATTCATGGGATCACTGCTTGTGCCGCGACAGCATTTGTACCGCGCGGTTGAAGCACTGGCACCGAAGCACGGTGTGACGATCCACCGTAGTCCATCGATTGATCCGGAGTTGCCCGGCACCACGATGCGGCTGACCGCCGATGGTGACATTGGCTTCTTCGACATGGAGTGTTTGCAGAAGGCCTTGGCAAAACGCTTCGGCGTTCACCGGCGATTCATCCAGGTTCGGATGGAACGTTACGGCCTTCTGACATCGGGGGCAGGTATCGCTTGATCCTTGCTCCCACCTAGCCGCCGACTTCGTGTCGGCATTTTTTGAAACCAGCAATTAACAGTTCGCGCAATCGCGCACTTCATTCAGTAAAGGAATTTCATGATGACGGCAGTCGAACAAAACAACATCGCAAAACAAAAAGAGTCGGCTGCAGATCAGCAGACATCAAAGAAAGCGCGCAACCGGCAATCGGACGATGGCCCCGATGTCCTCCCCTGCATGGAGCATTTCGTCACCCTGGCCCGCAAGGTGAAACGACCGGCACTCATCTTGACTTTGGTCGAGCGCGCCGCCGACACCACGCTGCCTGAAATTGCGGCGCTGGTCGAGGTCGCAAAGGGGGTGCTGCCGATTTCAGCGCGCAAGGCGCTGTTTCACGTCGTGGCCAAACTCATGCCCGATAAACAGCAGCGCATCGAGCGTGCGGCTGAACTGGTGGTACTGCTGGACGATGAGTACGGCGCGCAGGCCGTCCAGTCCTTGCTCGAGGAAAAGAATGATGGCGACGCGGCGGTACTCGTTGCGCCAACCGACAGGTACAGCCGCGCGCTGCACCTTCATCTTCTCCAGGAATTTCCATCGGACGGCGTCAAGGCCGAACACCGCTTTGAGCACGCCGAGCGCCTGCAAGTGATGCATCGGCAGTGGAAGAGCGAAAACTTCTCCAGCCATTACCTCGGGCCAAAAGGCATCGAGCCGAAGTTCGACGTCGACGTGCAAGATGTCCTGCGCACCCGAATCGCAGCCCTCTATCCGAAGGTGGCCGCCGACCAGATTCTCATCGAGCAATTCACGCGCCGCGATCTTGCTCATGCGGATCGCTGTGGCGGGGAGGACGCAGACGACTCGACGCCAGTACTGTTGCATACGCTCACCGCGACCTTCAATGGCTCGACGGCACATTTCAAACAAGTCGCCGACGGTGAAGTGATTGACCACGAAGAACCCGCTGCCATGTCGGCCATCTTCTCGTGGGAACCCGGCACGGGTGCGCTTGGCGTGTTCTGCGAGGACAAGGAATCGCGCCGTGACCTGGCCACCATCTTCCGTGATGTCGTACTGGCCTGCGAGGGGGCGATCAACGACATGCCAATGCGTGAGTTCGATCTTCTGGGCTTTTCCACACACGCCATGCTCAAGCGCCTTGAACAGCATCTCGTCGACGGCGTGGAGAAGATCTCGATCCTGCAAGTGAAGATCGCGCGCCCCTTTGCGCAGAGCACCATCGACGAAGCCAACGGGCGAGACATTGTCCAGCACCTGTCGAGCACGCTGATGATTGGTCGAGATCGGCGCGATACCCGTCACATCTATCAAGTCGCCTATGACGACTACGGACTGGATGACCTGACTGGTTATGCCTTGTCACAGGTGAAGCTGGTTTTCCGAATGGCAAAGCAACCGCACCGCAAAGCACACAACGTGGCCGTCCAGATCACGTCGCCCAACGGCCTGAATGACAAGAGCAAGACCGAGGATGACCGCAAGCGCGTGGTCGAGCAATTGGCGCGGCTCGGCGTCCTGTGTGAATTCTGAGGAGCGCGCCATGTCTGCGTATTTGGAGTATTTCAACACCATTGAGCGCGTGCGCAGCGTCGAGCCGCGCGTGATTTCCACCACCGTCGGCCGCCACCGCGCCGATTTTGTTCGCCGTCGGTGGGTGGTTGAGGATGGCTACTTGACCCGTGTGATGGTGCCTTTCCTCGATTCGGAAGAAGAGGTGGAAGCCGATATCGACGAGGATGCTGGCGTGTTCCGATACCGGAGCCCTCAACAGCGATCTCGAATCGTCACGCGCCCGCTCTCTGACATCGTGCTTTACGCGCTGCGCATTGATACGTGGCTCACCGATCTGTGCAGTCTGATCGGCATAGAGCCACGACAGCTATCGCAACGGCGTACCCGGGTACCAGACCACCTCTGGCACCTCGGTAATGCGCGAATCGCTGGTACCCACGATTTCGCGCCGGTGTTTGTCGGGCGTCTATGGGAGCGCGCACCGGCCGCAGAAACGACGCCAGTGCTGTGCGACACGGCGTGGCCTCGCGGTGGTGTGCTCCTGCGGCATCGACCGAGCAGCGACAACCTGCCTCGTGACCATGTCATGCGCAGCCTGATCGATTTCATTCGCGTGGAAGACGGGCAGGACGTTTTCGACGCGAGCGCCTTCGACCGGGTTTTGCGTGGATTCTTGACGATCAACGGCATCCCCGAGCCCGAGCAATTCCTTCAGGGCGAACGTTTGAAATTGCCACATTTCGTCACGTCGCGCGAGCTCGCTCCCGAACGCGCAAAGATCATCAAAGTGATGTGGGGCGACGTAGGAAAGGCACCACCAGAAATGTCGTGGGCGGAGGTCAACGGGCTGGCCAACACCGGCTATCAGTCGTTCGACGACGCTTTCGGCAGCGAAGAGGCCCGATGCGACGTAATTGAAAAAGCGCGACGTGCGCGTTACCGAGTGCGACGCAACCCATAAATCTGACCATAAACGGAACCAGACACCGCCCATAAATCCATGCGGAAACTTCGATGTGCCCATTTCATAAAGGAGGCACATCGAAATGCAAAACCAAGTCCCATCAGTTGAATCCGGTCGGTCACACCGCCGGAACATTCGAGACGGTGCCACGCGCATCGCCATCGATGAAAACGAGCTCGCCACCCGCTGGGGGCTCTCCGTCAAAACTCTTCGCCGCTGGCGGCAAGAGTCCTTGGGCCCAGTCTTCTGCAAGCTGGGAGCCCGTGTCACATACCTGATCTCCGAAGTCGAAGCCTTCGAGCGGCGCGTTTCGCGCTACTCGACCTTCGCTCGGGCATACCAGTAAGGGGGCGGCCATGAGCGATCTGACCGTATTCCCCGCTGACCTCGCCGAAATGTCGGTGAGCCAACTGGCCAGCCTGCCGTCCGCCCAGCTGGTTGAAGCTGACGCCAACCTCGATCATCTGATCGATTGGGCCAAGAAAACGCGCGCCAAACTTGATGCCGCGTTGGATCAACGTTTCGGCGAACAGGGCCGCACCGCACTGCGCGACTCCGGCCGCGACTTTGGCACCGCCCACATCAGCGACGGCCCGCTGCACATCAAGTTTGAGCAGCCCAAGAAGGTCAGCTGGAACCAGAAGCAGTTGGCCGAAATTGCTGAACGAATTGTGTCCTCCGGCGAGAAGGTCGAAGGCTACATCGACGTCAAGCTGGCCGTATCCGAGTCGCGGTACACCAACTGGCCGCCAGCATTGCAGCAGCAGTTCGCTGCAGCCCGCACGGTCGAACCCGGCAAGCCCTCGTTCACGCTGACCATCGAGGGGGATGCGCAATGAAGAAGCTCCCCATCGTGTCCGCCGTCGAACGCATGGCCGAGCGCAAGGGCGTCAAGCTCCTGCTGCTGGGTAAATCCGGCATCGGCAAAACCACGCGGCTGAAAGACCTCGACCCCGCCACCACGCTGTTTCTCGACATCGAGGCGGGCGATCTGTCAGTGGCGGATTGGCCGGGCGACACCATCCGTCCGGCGTCCTGGCCGGAGAGCCGCGACTTCTTCGTGTTTCTCGCTGGCCCGGACAAGTCCTTGCCTGCCGAGAGCGCGTTTTCGCAAGCGCATTACGACCACGTCATCGAGAAGTTTGGCGATGCCACGCAACTGGATCGTTACCAGACCTTCTTCCTGGACTCGATCACGCAGTTGTCGCGCCAGTGCTTCGCATGGTGCAAGGCCCAGCCGGGTGCGGTCAGCGACCGTTCCGGCAAGCCCGATCTGCGCGCGGCCTACGGACTGCTCGGGCAGGAAATGATCGGTGCCTTGACCCACCTGCAACACGCCCGGGGCAAGAACGTGATCTTCGTGGCGATCCTCGACGAACGCTTGGATGACTTCAATCGCAAGGTGTTCGTGCCGCAGATCGAGGGCAGCAAAACCAGCCTTGAACTGCCCGGGATCGTCGACGAGGTCGTGACGCTGGCCGAGCTCAAGGCCGATGACGGCAGCTCGTATCGCGCCTTCGTCACCCACACCGTCAATCCCTACGGCTTCCCCGCCAAAGACCGAAGCGGTCGCCTCGACGTGCTGGAGCCGCCGCATCTCGGCGCGCTGATCGCCAAGTGCGCCAGCAGCGCTTCCGCGTCCGGCACCGCCGCCCAAACCCATACCGAATCCAAGGAGTAATCGCAATGACCGCCAATGCATGGAATGACTTCAATGACGCCGACTCACAGCAGTCCGGTTTCGATCTGATCCCCAAGGGCACCGTTGTGCCGGTACGTATGACCATCAAGCCCGGTGGTTACGACGATCCGGAACAAGGATGGGGCGGCGGCTACGCCACCGAATCCTTCGACACCGGGTCGATCTACCTTTCTGCCGAATTTGTGGTCACCGACGGTGAGCATGCCAAACGCAAGATGTGGAGCAACATCGGTCTGCTGTCCAAGAAGGGGCCGACCTGGGGCCAGATGGGACGCAGCTTTATCCGCGCTGCGCTCAACAGTGCCCGCAATATCCATCCGCAGGACAACACACCGCAGGCCGCCGCCGCACGCCGCATCCAGGGCTTTCACGAACTGGATGGGATCGAATTCATCGTTCGCGTTGATATCGAAAAGGACGCGAAGGGTGCAGATCGCAATGTGGTCAAGGTGGCAGTCGAGCCTGACCACGCCGACTACGCCAAGTTGAAGGGTGTCGCGGCCAAGGCCAACACCGGCGGTGGCAACTCTGGCGCACCCGCACAGGCAGCACCTGTTTATCAGGCTCCCGCTGCTGCTCCACAACGCGCACCCGTGACGGGCAAACCGTCATGGGCGCAGTGAGGAGGATGGCCATGAACACATCCATTCTCACTGCCAGCCACTACGGCGTCGTGCATTTCGGCGATCTGGAATGCGAGGCCGTTGTCCTCAAGGGTGGCGAGCGCGGCTACGTGCGCCGCCAGCTCGCCAAATTGCTCGGCTTCCACGAAGGCCACAAGGGTGGCCGATTCGCCCGATTTCTCACCGATTTCGCGCCCAACTCCTTGTCGGAATTGGAGAAAACACGTGAGCCGATTTTGCTGCCATCCGGTCGGCAGACGCAGTTCTTCCCGGCCGGAATCATCGCTGACCTCGCGTCAGCCGTGGTCAATGCGGCGCTGACCGGAACGCTGCACAAGGCTCGCAAGGGGATCGTTCCCAACTGCATGAAGATCATGCACGCGCTGGCCACCACCGGCGAGGTCGCGCTGATCGACGAGGCAACGGGCTACCAGTTTCACCGTGCGCCTGACGCGCTGCAGGACTTGATCGCCAAGCTGCTGCGCCAATCCAGCGGCTCGTGGGAACGGCGCTTTCACGCCGACTACTACCGCGCCATCTACCGTCTGTTTGGCTGGAAGTACCAGGGCCACGCCCAGAACCCGCCCCACGTCCTTGGTCAGATCACGCAGCGCTGGGTCTACGGGCCGGTGTTGCCGGAGGAGTTGCTCGATGAGATTCGCAGTCGCAAGCGCATCTCGGACAAGCACCACCAGTGGCTGACCGACAAAGGGCTGACGCGGCTGGAGCAGCAGATTCATTCGGTGACGGCGATTGCGCGCTGCTCGACCAACTACCGCGATTTCAGCAGGCGTTGCGAGGCAGCCTTCGCGGGCGGCGCACTGCAGCTCGGTCTGTTGATCGACGAGTTTGAGGAGGTGGCGTGAAATGCTGGGTCTGCAAACGTCAGGCGCGGGGATTCGGCCACACCGACAACCAACACGGTGTCGGCAATCCCCGCCGCTACCCCATCGACTGGGTGTTCTGCTCGCAACGCTGCCAGAACGTCTTTCACGCGATGTACGGCAACTGGCTCAAAGCCAAGGACGAGCCGGGCAAGCGCAGGGAGGTCGTGATGATCGATCCCTCTGACATCGAGATCGCCTCGATGAAAAAGTGCCTGAAGGCGTTCGGTGAAGCTGCTGGCGAAATCGGCTTCACGAAGCCCCTCGGGGATTACTCGGAAGCAGAAGCGCTGCGGGTTATCGACGCCATCGTCACCCGCTACACCGAGGCAATGGTCGAGCATCACGAGGCAACTAAGTTTCCGCCAGTGCGCGGCATGCCTCCGACGCCCGATCCCTTGGCGAACCCGTTTGCCGATCTTGAGGACGACCTGCCGTGGGAGACCACGCCATGATGGACTTCAATTCCACGGCAAGCGTGTCCGGGCAAATCAGCGTGTTGGTCGATGCCGGTCTGCAGCGAGCACGTGCCCGGCAGGCGGTGCGCCACTACCTTGGCGCATCCCGGTTAGGCGTGGCCTGCGAACGCGCGCTGCAGTACGAGTTTGCGCAAGCACCGGTCGACTATGGGCGCGACGTGCAGGGTCGGATTTTGCGCATCTTCGAGCGTGGCCACGTCAACGAAGAGTGCATGGTCGGATGGCTGCGGGACGCGGGTTTCGATCTGCGCACCCACAAGCCCGACGGCGAGCAGTTCGGTTTCTCGGTGGCTGACGGACGCCTGCAGGGCCACATCGACGGGGTGTTCGTCGGTGGCCCCGAGGGCTTCGACTACCCGGCCCTTTGGGAAAACAAGTGCCTCGGCTCGAAGTCCTGGCGCGATCTGGAGAAGAACCGGCTCGCCATTTCCAAGCCTGTCTACGCGGCGCAAGTCGCGCTGTATCAGGCCTATCTCGAACTACACGAGCACCCGGCGATTTTCACGGCGGTGAACGCCGACACGATGGAAATCTACGTCGAGCTCGTCCCCTTTGATGCAGCTCTTGCCCAACGCATGTCGGATCGGGCGGTGAAGGTGATCACGGCGACCGAGGCAGCAGAACTCCTGCCGCGCGCCTTCGCTGACCAGACCCACTTCGAATGCCGGATGTGCGCGTGGCAAGACCGCTGCTGGAGAACGCAATCATGAACGACCACAACACAGGCGTCACCGACGACGAACCAATGATCGACGCCAAGCAGGCGGCGGCCGCACTGAGTTTGCCGTACTACTGGTTTGCCGATCAAACGATGCGTAGCAAGTACCGCATCCCGCATTACCTGCTTGGCGGTTTGGTGCGCTACCGGATGTCCGAACTTTCCGCATGGGCGGCCAGCAGCAGAGCGCCGCAGGGCCGCGATGCAAGCAAGACGCCAGACGAGGGAGCCGAATGATCGACTTCAACGACATCTCCCTGCCCATCGAAAACCGGGATGCTGAACGCGACGAAATTCGCGCTGAACTGATCGCACGGCTGGAATCGGTGCTGACATCGATGTTTCCGGCGGGCAAAAAACGCCAGAGCAAGTTTCTCATCGGCGACGTGCTGGGCAGTCCCGGCGACAGCCTCGAGGTGGTGCTGACCGGCGACAAGGCCGGACTCTGGACGGATCGCGCGACCGGCGACGGTGGCGACATCTTCGATTTGATCGCGGCCTACCTCGGAGCCAGCATCCATGCGGACTTCCCTCGTGTGCTGCAGCAAGCCAGTGATCTGCTTGGGCGTGCGCGGTCAACACCGGTGCGCAAAGCCAAAGCAGCACCGCCGTCCGACGATCTCGGCCCCGCGACCGCCAAGTGGGACTATCACGACGCCACAGGGAAGCTGATCGCCGTTGTCTACCGCTACGACCCACCGGGACGGAAAAAGGAATTCCGGCCGTGGGACGCCAAGCGCCGCAAGATGGCACCGCCCGAGCCACGCCCCTTGTACAACCAGCCGGGTTTGGTGGCCGCCAGCCACATCGTTCTGGTCGAAGGCGAGAAGTGCGCGCAGGCACTGATTGATGCCGGGGTGGTGGCGACCACCGCCATGCACGGCGCAAACGCTCCGGTCGATAAAACTGACTGGCAACCGCTGGCAGGCAAGTCAGTGCTGATCTGGCCGGATCGAGACGCGCCGGGCTGGGATTACGCTGACCGCGCCTCGCAGGCGATCTTGCACGCCGGTGCGACCACGGTCGCCATCCTCGTACCACCCGATGACCGGCCCGAGGGTTGGGACGCTGCCGACGCCATTCCTGATGGTTTTGACGTGGCTGGCTTTCTTGCTGTTGGTGAGCGATTGCCCGTGATGCGCTCCGTTGAGGAGATTGCGCCGCCGGATTTGCTGACGGGCATCGACTGGAGTACCGAGGACGGACTGTCGACCGCCTTCACCCGTCGCTATGGTCAGGACTGGCGCTACTGCGCGCTGTGGGGCAAGTGGCTGGTGTGGACGGGTGTGCGCTGGAATGCCGATCAGATGCTTTACGTCTCGCATCTGGCCCGTGGCATCTGCCGCAATGCGTCGCTCAAGGCAGACAGTCCAAGGCAGAAAGCCAAACTCGCCAGCTCGTCGACCATCTCGGCGGTCGAGAAGATCGCCCGATCCGATCCGAAGCACGCCTCCAGTGCCGAGGAATGGGATGCCGATACGTGGGCGCTCAACACCCCGGGTGGCGTGGTCGATCTGCGCACGGGCCGGATGCGCGAGCACCGGCGTGACGACCGGATGACCAAGGTCAGCACGGCCACTCCCAAGGGTGACTGTCCAACGTGGCAGGGGTTTCTGACCGACGTCACCGGTGGCGATGCCGACCTGATTGCCTATTTGCAACTGATGGTCGGCTATTGCCTGACCGGGATCACCAGCGAGCACGCGCTGTTTTTCCTGTACGGCACGGGTGCAAACGGCAAGTCAGTGTTCGTCAACGTCATCACCACGATCCTCGGTGACTACGCGGCCAACGCGCCGATGGACACATTCATGGACGCGCGCAACGACCGGCATCCCACTGATCTGGCCGGACTGCGTGGCGCACGCTTCGTGTCCTCCATCGAAACCGAGCAAGGGCGGCGCTGGAACGAGTCCAAGGTCAAGGCGATCACGGGCGGCGACAAGGTGTCGGCGCGCTTCATGCGCCAGGACTTCTTCGAGTACGTGCCTCAGTTCAAGTTGGTGATCGCGGGCAACCACAAGCCGTCGATTCGCAATGTGGACGAGGCGATGAAACGTCGTCTGCACCTGATCCCGTTCACGGTCACCATCCCGCCCGAAAAGCGGGACGGCAGGCTGACTGACAAGCTGCTCAAGGAGCGCGATGGCATTTTGGCGTGGGCGGTCGAGGGGTGCAGCCGCTGGCAACAGCAAGGACTGAAACCGCCTGCCAGCGTGGTGTCGGCGACCGAGGAATATTTCGAGGCCGAGGATGCGCTCGGGCAGTGGATCGAGGAGCGTTGCCTGCTGGCCAAGACCAGCCGCGAAGGCGTGTCCGATCTGTTTTCCGACTGGCGTGAGTGGGCCGAACGCGCAGGCGAGTTCGTCGGATCGGTGAAGCGCTTCTCTGAACTGATGGCGACCCGCAAGTTTGAGAAGTGCCGACTGACCGGTGGCGTGCGCGGTTTGACCGGGCTGTCCCTCAGACCCAAGCCCTACAACGCCAGCTACCCGTACCGCGATGACTGACCAGCAAAACCGTCGAGTGACGGATGTGACGGGTTTGTCGGATACCTCTCTTTGCCTGCGCACGCGCACGCACACGTGTAGAGAGTTATACGGAGAACCCGTCGCATCCGTCACTCGCCCCAAAAACTCAGGAGCAATGACGATGAACACGACAACCAACAACACCATTCTTGCCCTTGATCTGGGCACGCACACCGGCTGGGCACTGCACCAGCTGGACAGCACGATCACCAGCGGCACTGAGCATTTCAAGCCACAGCGATTTGAAGGCGGCGGAATGCGCTTCCTGCGATTCAAGCGCTGGCTGGCCGAACTGCTGACCACCAGTGGCCACATCAACGCGGTGTACTTCGAGGAGGTTCGACGCCACGCCGGGGTGGATGCTGCCCACGCCTACGGCGGTTTCATGGGCCATCTGACCGCGTGGTGCGAGCATCACAACATCCCGTACCAGGGCGTTCCGGTCGGCATGATCAAGAAGCACGCGACCGGCAAAGGCAACGCAGGCAAGGACGAGATGATCGCGTCCGTCAAGTTGCGTGGTCACGCCCCTTGCGACGACAACGAAGCCGATGCCCTGGCGCTGCTGCACTGGGCTATCGAGACGCAGGAGGTGTGACATGAAGGTTCCAACGCCTCAATACCGCTGCCCCTTGGGTCGGCTGCAACCAGACACCACGGATCTGGATGCGATGAAACGCAACGGCTGGCGTGACCAGCACATCCTGGTGGTCAACGAGTCCGACGAGCGACTGGACTTCATCGAGCGCGAGATCGTGCGCCGCATTGGTGAACGCTTGTACGGAGGGCATCATCATGGCTGAGTGGACTATCGACGACGTGGCGGCACGCTTTGAGGACGCAGCCACCACCGGACGTCGCCTGCCCCCTGTGCGTGTGCAGGGCTACTTCAACTGCTGGCCTGCCTTTGTTCGCAAGGAGTGGGAGTCGTTCGCGGCTGACGAGAAGGTTTACCGCCCGTTCCCACCCAGCCCCGTCGACATCGAACGGATGCTGGAGACGATGCGCTGGGTGCAGTGGCTTGAGGTCGAGCAACGTCACCTCGTGTGGATGCGGGCCAAGCGTTACGGATGGCGTGACATCACGATCCGCTTTGCCTGCGACCGCACCACAGCGTGGCGGCGCTGGCAGAAGGCGCTGGAGATCGTGGCGATCAATCTCAACAGCGAAGGTCGCTGCTTGCCTTCCAAAATCGTGAGCAACGTCGGGTAATGCTTGCCGCGTTTGTCCTCGCTTTGCCCTGTTTGTCCCTTTTGACGCTGTTTGGTCGTGCAACAAAACGACCCGTTTGGGGGTAGTATTTCAGCTATCTTCTGGACAGCTGTGACGATAAAGGAAGTGACCCAAGGCAAAAGGGGTCCTTCCTTCCCAAATCGCAATGCGGGGGGCGCGAGCGCGGCATTCGCCTAGCGTCCGACTGCAAACCAAGGTTTGCAGGGTTTGCAGTTTGCACCTGCACCAGTCCGCACCCATCACGAGCCCGCCCACGGTTTTCCGTCGGCGGGTTTTCTTTTTGAGGAACCGATTCTGAACACGCTCAACGTCGAGTACCGCAAGGTCGAGGCGCTGATCCCCT